TTATTTAACTGCTGAAAGGAAAACAAGTGTTAGTAAAAAGAAAATATCAACACAAACTTTATTTTTTGACATGTTAAAAGAAAGAGCAGAAACAGGTCGTATCTATATTATGAATATTGATCATTGTAATTCACACTCTAGTTTTAAAGATAGAATTTACATGTCTAACTTATGTCAAGAGATAACATTACCTACTGACCCTATTCAACACATTGATGGTCAAGGCGAGATTGCATTATGTATTTTAAGTGCAATCAATGTAGGTAAATTAAGTTACATAGAAGATTTAGAAGGATTATGTGATCTTGCTGTTAGAGCATTAGAAGAAATTATTGACCATCAAAAATATCCAGTTAAGGCTGCTGAAATATCTACAAAGGCAAGAAGAAGTCTTGGTATTGGTTATATTGGTCTTGCACACTATCTAGCAAAACTACATTTAAAATATGATGATAAACAAGCGTGGAAAGAAGTTGACCAACTTACAGAGGCATTTCAATTTTATTTATTGAAAGCAAGTAATGAAATTGCAAAAGAAAAAGGTCAATGTGATTATTTCTATCGTACAAAATATTCAGACGGTATCTTACCAATTGATACTTACAAAAAGGAAGTTGATGAAATTTCAAGCAGAAAACTGACTATGAAATGGGAACAACTCCGTAAAGATATCAAAGAGCATGGGTTACGACATAGCACATTATCAGCTCAAATGCCGTCTGAATCCTCTAGTGTGGTATCAAATGCGACAAATGGCATTGAGCCTCCTAGAGACTATTTAAGTGTTAAAAAGTCAAAGAAAGGTACACTAAAACAAGTTGTACCAGACTATAACAGATTAAAGAACTTTTATACTTTACTATGGGACATGAAAGGGAATGAAGGATATATAAATATCGTTGCAGTAATGCAAAAGTATTTTGACCAAGCGATTAGTGGTAATTGGTCTTACAATCCAGAAAATTATGAAGATAATCAGGTGCCTGTTTCAGTAATGGCTCAAGACTTATTATCAACATACAAATATGGTTGGAAAACTTCTTATTATCAAAATACATATGACGCTAAAAAAGATATTGATGAACCAACACATTCACTTGGTTGGCAAGACAATGTAAAAGAAACGGAACCGGCAACATTGCAAGCTGAAGAAGATTGCGATAGTTGTACAATATAGGGAGAAAGTATGGCATATTTGTGTGTCAATGTACCTCATGTTGATGTTTATGTTAAGAAAGAATATCTGTATGANCTTAAAAAAGGTCATGGTGAGTTAGTTGAAGGAGTGTGGGTAACAGCAAAGTCTATTCAAGGTAGAGCATTATACTTTGAGACTTATATACCAGAATATGGTGCCTTGTTTGACAAGTTACCTATTAGTGCATTTGTATGGAAAAAAGATTACGAGGGTGAAGTACCATTAACAGAATTACAACTATGGGATTGTTTTAGTTATGATATTGCAGTGTGTGAAAAACAAATGTTAAGTGGTAATCAATGTAAGTATTTATCGCCTAGTAAAAAATGGTATCAAGGTTGGTACATGTGGACTTTAGATAATGCTAATAGTACGAATTTAGAAAGAAATGTAACTTATAGTGAAATACCATCACAACATAAGTCATTTAATATTTTAAAGTTAGAGAACGGTCATTTTGCCGCTCAACCTAACAACAGAGTTATATTCTTTGATAAGAGTTATACTCCTAGCGAATTAAAGTTTCCGGATTTTAATGTGTCCACTAGAGAGTATAGTGTAGAATGTGAACAAAAATGGACAGCGGGTGATGATGATAAATTCTTTTACGATTTAGAGGAGAGAAAAGACTAATGGCAAGAAGCGTATTTAACAAAGACAAAAATTTAGAACAAATGAAACAACCTATGTTTTTTGGTGAAGACTTACAGGTACAACAATATAGTGATATGAAATATCCTATATTTGATAAGTTGAATCAACAACAATTAGGTTATTTTTGGAGACCAGAAGAGATTTCTTTACAGAAAGATAGGAATGATTATGCTGAACTATCTGAACAACAAAAGTTTATCTTTACTTCAAACCTAAAATATCAAACAATGCTAGATAGTGTACAAGGTAGAGGTCCATGTTTAGCATTTTTACCATTTGTATCTAATCCTGAACTAGAAGGCTGTATTGTTACATGGGATTTCATGGAAACAATTCATAGTAGAAGTTACACACATATTATTAAAAATCTATACTCTAATCCAAATGAAGTATTTGATACTATTCTTACAGATAATAAGATTGAAAAAAGAGCAGAGAGTGTAACAAAGACTTATGATGACCTAATTGAAATGGGTTATAGATGGCACCTAGATAAGAGTAAAGTTGATTTACAAGAACTTAAAAAGAAAATGTATCTAGCTATGGTGTCTGTAAACATACTTGAAGGATTAAGGTTCTATGTATCGTTTGCTTGTAGTTTCGCTTTTGGTGAATTAAAACTACTAGAGGGTAGTGCTAAAATTATTTCTATGATTGCAAGAGATGAAAGTCAACACCTTGCAATGTCACAAACAGTTATTAATAATTGGCATGACCGTAATGATGATAAAGACATGATTAAAATTAGAAAAGAATGTGAAAAAGAAGTTTACAAAATGTATGAAGAATCTGTAGAAGAGGAAAAAAGATGGGCAACATATCTATTCTCTAAAGGTTCAATGATAGGTCTTTCAGAAAAACTATTACACCAGTTTGTAGAGTATATGGCAAATAGAAGAATGAAAGGTATAGGTTTAGAACCTAGATATGAACAAAAAACAAATCCTTTACCATGGGTTGACCATTGGTTAAATAGTAAAGGTACACAAAATGCACCACAAGAAACAGAAATTGAATCTTATGTTATCGGTGGTATTAAACAAGATGTTACTAAAGATCAATTTAAAAAATTTAAATTATAATGCCAGATAAAATTACAAAAACCTGTTCTAATTGCGAAACTAAATATAACGTAACATGGGATAGTGAAGAGCACGAATTACAGCCTTTGACTTGTCCTTTTTGTGGTTACGAGGTAGAAAATGAGGAAGAAGAAGTTGAGTGGGTTAACAAAAATGAAGAAGAAGATAATTGGAATTGATTATAGTTTAACAAGTCCAGCCGTTTGTGTAATAGATGGCGAACAGTTAAACTTTTACTATCTTACAAGTAAGAAAAAGTATGATGGTAAAATGTCCGATAATATAGAAGGCCAATTACATGATGATTGGGATAATCCAATGCATAGATTTGGTTTAATATCTGATTGGGTTTTTTATGTATTATATGATTTACATGAAGGNGATTATGAAATTTTTATTGAAGGTTATTCNTATGGGTCAAAAGGTCAAGGTNTATTTCAAATTGCCGAAAATTGTGGTATTCTAAAATATAGACTTGAACAAGATGCTTTACCTTATAAGATAGTTGTACCTAGTGTTGTTAAAAAAGGTGCAACCGATAAAGGTAATGCTGATAAAGATATGATGTATGAGGCATTTTTAAAAGAAACAAAAATAGACTTAAAAAAAATATTTGATACTGATAAAGTAGGTAATCCTATATCAGATATAGTAGATAGTTATTACATAGCAAAGGTTGGTTATAAAAATAGCATTAAGGGAGATTAAAAATGGTATTACCTTCAAGGTTTCTAAAGAATAAATTTAGATGGTTTGGTTTGTTGTTAGCTGTAATAAGTGTAACAATTTTATCTAGTGCTAATATATCTACTCAATGGGTAGGGTGGTCTCTAAGTGTCGCAGCCTGTATAATGTGGGTATGGTTTGGTTATAAAGATAGAGATTGGCCAAGAATGATAATGGAATTAATGTATATGATATTAAGTTTAAGAGCAGTATTTAATTGGTTAGGTATATAATACCACCGAATCTACACAATCCAACCAGGATTAAGTAAAAACCTATAAGTATAGGGCTGTGCGTATTGACGCACTTCTAAAATTGAGACCAGGTCTCAAAAAAAACTCAAAAAAAAGTAAAAAAGTGCTTGCTTTATGCATGAAACTAGTGTATTATATGTGTATATGATAAAGAAAAAAACACTAAAAGAAAGAATAGAAGAAGCCAAGAAAAGAAATTACTTGACTTTACTTCAAATTTTTGATATACTAATAACTAACAAAGGAGAAAAACACTATGTCTAAAGTAAAAAACTATTATTGGGATTTAGCTGAGAAGGCTGTTGACGCTATCTTACTAGAACTTAAAAACAATGCAATCACAAAAGAAGCTGCTAAAGCAAAAATTATGGTTGTTGATAATCTTGACCTTGTAGGTATTGATGAACACAATATTGATGAAGTAATTGATATGGAACTAGAGGCTGCCTAATGAGTAAAGAAGGAACATTACATCTTACATACTGGAGAGAGTATCTAGATCCTGAAGATGGTTATGAGTATTTTAAAATACATCATACTATTTTTAGAAATGCACCTTTGTCTCAATTAAAAAGATTTAATTCAGAAATATTTAAAAACAAAATTAAAAAGTATTGTGATGACAGATTTAATGAAACAGCTACTAATGCAACAGGTCATAGTGGTGTAGATATGATACATGGTTCAGAATATTATCATACATATGAAGATGAGTTTGGTACAGATATAGTTTTAAATGACAATTCATTATTTAATGATTACGGTCAATTATACAATGGTAGACAATTTTTTAAACATGATTTTATGCCAAAATTTACAGAGAAATATAGTTACAAAAATTTAAACAAAGGTGTGGGAGGATATAAAAATGATAATTAATATAGGTGACACAATAGAAGATACTAAAGGCAGACAAGGTGAGATTGTCAATATTGGTATTGCTACTGAACTGACAGATGTAGCTGCTGAGGAGGATACTAGTTTGAATGCTCAAACATATGATACTCTTCTAAATTATACTGGTGCAATTACATTTGGTTCTCACTGGTGTTACTTTAATCAAATAGAAAAAATAGTAAAAAGAAAGGCTGATGACTTAGAATGAAATATAATGAAGATAAAATAGTAAAAGAAATAAGTGATTATATAAAAGGTACTTATGGTGAACACTATAGTACAACAAAAGACGGTTTTCAGGTGCAAGATATGTTAAGACACTTGAATATTGATAAAGATTTTTGCCAAGCAAATGCTATTAAGTATCTTTGCAGGTTTGGTAAGAAAGCAGGTCGTAACAGAAAAGACCTGTTAAAAGCAATACATTACATTGTATTATTAATGTCAAGTGAGGATAAAAAATGAGTAAAGATATAACAGGTTATTCATCACACGATTGGCGTAAAAATACCGATAGTGCTGTAGTGATAGATGATAATGTTGAACACAAATCTTTAAAGGTGAATGATAGTAGAGTTATTTTTATAAACCCTAAAACATTAAAAGAAGAATCAGTGGATGTTTCAAGATTAATTAGAGTATTTGTAAACAATAGAGATGATTTAAAAAGGAGTGTTAAGTGATTGACCAATTAAAATTTATTGAAGACCTAGAAGAAATTAAGGCTTCTTTAGGTCAAAATGTTGATAATAAAACCATGAATATTATTGATAATAAGATTACAAATTATAAGAATGAGATTGATGAATTTGAAAAGTGGGCTGAGGCAGAGGTGCAAAATGACGCATATTTAAGGGGTACGGTAGTATCAGAGAGTGACGATTCGTCTCTCCAGGTGTCTCCTAGAGACTTTTCTGGAGACAAAAGTGAGTAAATACACGCTTTTTAAGGGCTTGCCATTTTCAATAAGATATGGTAGGATAAAGACTAACAACTAACAAAAGGACTATATTATGGCGTTTTATAACAAAGAAAACTTATTTATTGAGTTTGAAGTTGCAAAGACTAAAGACACTAAAAACAAAAAAGAGATATACAACAATCGTATACAATTCTGTAAAGATCATATGGAGTTAAAAAAAACTAATCCGTCTTACTATGATGGCATTGATATTAACTTCTCTAATCTTTTAGCAATGTGGTCAAGTGACAGCCCGATTGACGCATGTTACCAAGTTGGTTTTGGTAAAACTTATGCTGAAAAAATGGCTGAATCAGAATTAGAAATTGAAAAAATATCAATTAATTAATGGCTATTATCTACACAAATCAATCTAGTGGTGCTATTCGTAAGGCAAAGAAAAAAAAGCCTACGAAATCATATTTAGAAGCATTGACAAAACATATCAAATATCTTAAAAATCTTGGTTTTGATTGTGATGATAACGGTAGAATTAAATTAACAACTAATGGTAGACATACTTTAGATATTGCAGAAAGAATTTATGAAACTACACAACCTCATATTGAGTTGTCTAATAAAATCTGCCATGGTGGAACTAAACCAGATAATAGTTGGAGAATTGAAGCATCTAAAAACTTTACAATTGCTCCGGCTTACAACAAAGGTCCATACATGGTAATTGCTAGAGAAGATATTAAAACAGCAGGGAGAAAAGTATGACAAAAACTAAAAAAGAAGTTGTTGGTTATTATTATGACGGCAAAAAATCATGGAAGTTATATAAAGATGAAGATGGCAATGAGTCGCAAGAGGAGTGGAACAATTCAGAAAGTAATTATGATTATTCTGGTGTTGACCATAACAACAGCTTGCACAACAATAAAAAAAAACGAAGAAGGTAAATATGAAATCAATCCAGTCGGTACTATTATTAGGGCTATCATTGGTATTCCTGACCAATTGCAGTTTAAATAGAAGTCATTTAGGTGCAGGTTTAGGTGGTACAACTGGAGCTGCTGTATGTATTGAAAATGGTATAACAGACCCATACGCTGCTGGTGCATGTGCTGTTATTGGCGCTTTTGCAGGTGCAGAATTAATGTACAATTCAGATTATGATGTACACAATGCTGTATTTGTAGATCATTTAAATACCAGTGGAACAGGTTCAAGTTATACAAATTGGTACAATAAGAAAACAGGAAATTCAGGTATTATACATGTTACAAGGTCTTATTTGCAAGGACCTATCAAGTGTAAAGAATATGATGCTACTATAGACATTACAAGTAGTTGGCCATTAATTGGTATTGGTGGTGTAAACAGAGAGGTAGTATTTGGTACTGCTTGTCAATTGCCGGATGGGAGATGGATAGAAAAAAGATGAGTAATAATAGATATTCTGAAAGAATAGAACAATTAGAGAACGAAATAAAAGATAAACGAGAGATTATTGATTATTCTAGTAATCAAACCACCATTGACAATCTCGAAGAAGACATATATAATACGAAGCAAAGTATTGAAGAATTGAAAAAATATGTTTGACCCTAGATATAACATGAAAAAATATTTGACATGGACATTTGTTCTTATTATATTTTTAATAATATCAGGTATCGCTATTGCAGGCGAACAAGTATTACATAGTAAAATTAAATCAATATCGCCAGACAAAACCGATGGCCAATATTGTTATGTAAAAATTGAGATAGTGCAAAACGGTGATACTATAACAAAAAGAGAAATTTTAGAGTGTGCTGACGGTAAGAGAGGTATTGATACTCCAGGCTATTGGGAGTTATTTGCTCAGTTTTATTACCATGATGTCAATACACCAGAATATTGCCGATTTTATAGTCGGAATAAACATGCTTTTAAAACACCAGGAAAAGTTTGTTTAGATGTAAATGGTGAATGGGAGGTGAGATAATGATTAGAAATTTAATCATAGTCGCTCTTGTATTAGTTATAATATATGAAGTATCAA